AAGCCCCAGATCCACATCCACTGCACCCGGCATTCCGCCGCCGCGATACTTCTCATATTTGCGGGTGAATTTCGGCAGCGTCAAAGACTCTACGATCCCCTGCCAGTTGTTCCCGTCGTTAAACAGGTTCAGATGTTTTAATTTGCGTGGTAAAGCCATGTTGTCCCCTTACGCGCTGACCTGGCTGGCAAAATTCACCAGGTACTGATCGGTGATGCGCTGACGCAGCATCAGATTTTCAAGTGGCGGCACTGGCGTGTAGTCATAGTCGATGGTGAGTTTTCCGGCTTTCAGCGTGTCTTTGTCGTTCACCGACTCGTCCAGCCAGCAATCACCACCAATGAGATACCCCTGACTGACCAGGCTGCGCATTTTGGCGCGGATACCTTCGATAATGTCGCGGGCCAGCGACGGGTTCAGCGGTTTGTCCACCGCCCACATATGCGCTTCTGCCATCGTGTCCATCAGTACCTGCGCCGTGCGGGTGTAGTTTTCGAAGGCAAAGAGCGGGTCATCACTCAGGCAGCGGGAACCCCAGAAGCGGAAACCGTCTTTGCGGATAAGCGTGGTGACGTCGTTCTGGTTAAGCAGTCCCGCATCGGTTGCCGGGTCCTGCAGATCCCAGAACACATCTGCAGAAATTCCGGTGACACCGTTCACGCCCACGTTGGACAGGCTTTTGTGCCACCCGGTCTGCTCATCAATTTTGGCGCGCAGACCAAGCGCACGGGCGGTGGCATATGCCGTTGCTTCGGCATTCAACACCGTATCCCAGCCAGTAAAGTCGGGCCAGATCAGCATTCCTTCGCGCTGGCTGAAGTTTTCACGGTAAGTGATCGCCTCCTGTACCGTCTTGCAGCCATACGCTGACAGGTAAGCAAACCCACGCAGGCTTTGCGCCACGCTCAGCAACTCAGTCGCAACGGCTTTGTTATCGTGACCTGGCACGCCGAGAATGCGCGGTTTAACGCCGAGCTGTGACTGGGCAGATAGCAGGGCTTTCATGCCTGTTTTTTTACCTTCAGCAGTCACAGCGCCGATGATATTGGTCGTGGTTTCGTCTTCCGTTTCACCCTGCGGCACACGCACAACAACGGTCACGGGTTTTGCCTGGTCAGCGATGGCATCCAGCGAACGGGCCAGAGTACCGGACTCACCCGCTTTACCGCTGGCAGTCAGCACATCAGTGATCAGCACGGGTTTATTAAGAGGAAACATTTTTGCATCGGCATCATCGCCCGTGCAGATCATACCCACGATGGCGGTGCTCACCGTGGTAATGGATCGGGTGCCTTCGTTGACTTCAACAACGCGCACCCCGTGGTGGTAATCCTGAGCCATAGTGGCGAACCTCCTGATTGGATTAGGCTTCGCCCTATGTTGAAGTGATTGTGCCTGACAAACAGCTAAGCGCAGTTGTACCGTTATTCACACAAAATGACGGTATTTGTCTGCTTGCAGGGATAATCAAAATAATGCTGATTCAGGGAGATTCATTGCTCTTATTTGCCGGAAATTTTCTATAAATAGTAGAAACGCCTACATCAAAAATCAGTGCAATACGCTGTCTTGATTCTCCGGCCTCAAGTAAACGCCCAATCTGTGCCCACTGTTCGGTGGTCAACTTAGGACGGCGTCCACCTACTCTGCCTTTGGCACGAGCTGCAGCCAGCCCTGCCCTGGTACGTTCAACTATCAGTTCGCGTTCCATTTCAGCCAGGGCACCCATAACATGAAAAAAGAAACGGCCCATTGGGGTACTGGTATCAATACTGTCAGTCAGGCTTCGGAAATTCACGCCACGCTGGCGCAACTCTTCTATCAGCGTAACAAGATGCCGCATACTGCGCCCCAGTCTGTCCAGCTTCCAGACAACCAGAGTGTCTCCTGCCGATAGTGTCCTGAGCAGTTTTTTAAGCCCCGGTCTGTCGGACTTAGTGCCACTGATTTTATCCTCAAAAATCCGCTCACATCCCGCGCAGTTCAGTGCATTACGTTGCAAATCGGTGTTCTGGTCATTTGTTGACACGCGTACATAGCCAATAAGCATGATCAATCCCCTGAATAAAAACCGGGGATGATGCCAGTTAGCCATTATCTCTGCATTTTCATAAACGTTGGTTTGGGAGAAGCGGCTAAAAGGAATGTAGGGACAGGGGCGAATCAGATACCTGATATGGGTAGCTTCACGCTTTCTGTTTCAGGTACTGGATATCAAAAATTACCATCAGGTTTTATTCTTCAGTGGGGCTCAATCGGCGCACCAGGCATTGCACAGGATGTAGTAACCCATTTCCCGATTGCATTTCCAAACAGATGTCTGCGTGTTTTGGTCTCACAAGACTACACACCAGATAGCGGGGCTGTTGGTTATATTGCCTGTGCAGGTTTTAGTCCCGACCCGGTTAAATTTATATCCAGAGCCAGTACTCCTGGCCTCGGCGCTTCATTTTTAGCGTTAGGCTGTTAATTTAGCTATATGGAGTGAAAAATGAATTACATATATTCCGCGACTACAAACTCTTTCTATCCGCTGGAGATGAAAGAGGATTACACTCAAGCTGACTCATGGCCAGATGATGCTGTTGAAGTTGATGAGCAAGTGTATATTGAGTTTTCCGGATTACCGCCGAAAGGAAAAATCCGTATCGCTGGAGAAAATGGTTTTCCTGCATGGTCCGAAATTCCACCACCAACACATGAGGAACAAATTGCTGCAGCCGAACTGGAGAAGCAGCAATTGATTAATCAGGCCAACGATTATATGAACAGTAAACAATGGCCTGGTAAAGCGGCTATTGGTCGTCTGAAAGGTGACGAACTGGCGCAATATAATTTGTGGCTGGATTACCTGGACGCACTGGAACTGGTCGATACTTCCGGTGCGCCAGATATTGAATGGCCTACGCCTCCGGCAGTTCAGGCCAGATGACATCCGGCGCGGTGCTGGTATCTGTTGCCGTCACCGCGTCAATGTAATCCAGCACAGCGTTAAGTCGGGTGGTTTCTGCCTGCGTCAGCTTCCGCCCGGCCTGCAATTTCAGTTGAATCAGACTGATGGAAGCCATTGCAGTATCAATCAGTGACTGACGCTGTGCTTCTGCCGCGTCTACTGCGGCGCAATGCTGTGCCTCAGTATCGGTCACCCATTTCTCACCATCCCATTTATCGAATGGCGTTAACGGGGCGATAGTGGTTGTATTTTCAGGGTAATCACCCGGAGTTGTGATTTCTTTGGCGTCTCCCGTTTCGGTGTTATAGATGATTTCACCGCGATGGTCTGGCACATACTCCCATGAGTTTAAATCTGCTGAACGGCAGATTGCATAACCAGCTTTATGTATACCTGGTGCATCTAAACAAGAACATGCCGGGATACCGACGCCAACAGCAAGATATTCAGTTGATGTGGAAAGATATTCCCGCGTCTTGCTGTCGTAGTTAAACACGGTCACATCACCCGCTACCGTGGCAATCAGTTCGCTGTTTAATTTTGCCTGTGCCATTATGCAGCCCTCACAATGAAGTTAAATGCGACGTTGCGCGGCCGGTTTTCAGTGGCAACAGGAACGATTTTAGATGCATCAAAGCTAAAGTTTACAGTCCCATTACCTGCCCCTGAAGGCGCAAGAGTTAATCCTAAAGTTTGTGACACATTCTCAACAGTGACGCCAAATGCACCATCACAATAGATACTTGGGTACAATTGAGTATTACCAAACTTGCCAATTATATTTCTGATGGCATCGCCCTGCGATGATAAGATTGCACGCCCAACATCAACCCCGCGCCCGTCATCCCAGCCGCGAATAAATTCACCGCGTAAATCAGGCAATTTATTTGTCGGGTAAGCCTTTGCCAGTTCCGGGTATTCTTCAGCAGAAAAAGCCGCACCATTGCATTTCAGCCAGCCTGTTGGCGGAGTGGCTGAAGGCCACGGAACAGGCACACCAACAGGCAATGCAGAGCCTTCTCCCAAACCAACGTTTATGAAAATGCAGAGATAATGGCTAACTGGCATCATCCCCGGTTTTTATTCAGGGGATTGATCATGCTTATTGGCTATGTACGCGTGTCAACAAATGACCAGAACACCGATTTGCAACGTAATGCACTGAACTGCGCGGGATGTGAGCGGATTTTTGAGGATAAAATCAGTGGCACTAAGTCCGACAGACCGGGGCTTAAAAAACTGCTCAGGACACTATCGGCAGGAGACACTCTGGTTGTCTGGAAGCTGGACAGACTGGGGCGCAGTATGCGGCATCTTGTTACGCTGATAGAAGAGTTGCGCCAGCGTGGCGTGAATTTCCGAAGCCTGACTGACAGTATTGATACCAGTACCCCAATGGGCCGTTTCTTTTTTCATGTTATGGGTGCCCTGGCTGAAATGGAACGCGAACTGATAGTTGAACGTACCAGGGCAGGGCTGGCTGCAGCTCGTGCCAAAGGCAGAGTAGGTGGACGCCGTCCTAAGTTGACCACCGAACAGTGGGCACAGATTGGGCGTTTACTTGAGGCCGGAGAATCAAGACAGCGTATTGCACTGATTTTTGATGTAGGCGTTTCTACTATTTATAGAAAATTTCCGGCAAATAAGAGCAATGAATCTCCCTGAATCAGCATTATTTTGATTATCCCTGCAAGCAGACAAATACCGTCATTTTGTGTGAATAACGGTACAACTGCGCTNATTTATCGAATGGCGTTAACGGGGCGATAGTGGTTGTATTTTCAGGGTAATCACCCGGAGTTGTGATTTCTTTGGCGTCTCCCGTTTCGGTGTTATAGATGATTTCACCGCGATGGTCTGGCACATACTCCCATGAGTTTAAATCTGCTGAACGGCAGATTGCATAACCAGCTTTATGTATACCTGGTGCATCTAAACAAGAACATGCCGGGATACCGACGCCAACAGCAAGATATTCAGTTGATGTGGAAAGATATTCCCGCGTCTTGCTGTCGTAGTTAAACACGGTCACATCACCCGCTACCGTGGCAATCAGTTCGCTGTTTAATTTTGCCTGTGCCATTATGCAGCCCTCACAATGAAGTTAAATGCGACGTTGCGCGGCCGGTTTTCAGTGGCAACAGGAACGATTTTAGATGCATCAAAGCTAAAGTTTACAGTCCCATTACCTGCCCCTGAAGGCGCAAGAGTTAATCCTAAAGTTTGTGACACATTCTCAACAGTGACGCCAAATGCACCATCACAATAGATACTTGGGTACAATTGAGTATTACCAAACTTGCCAATTATATTTCTGATGGCATCGCCCTGCGATGATAAGATTGCACGCCCAACATCAACCCCGCGCCCGTCATCCCAGCCGCGAATAAATTCACCGCGTAAATCAGGCAATTTATTTGTCGGGTAAGCCTTTGCCAGTTCCGGGTATTCTTCAGCAGAAAAAGCCGCACCATTGCATTTCAGCCAGCCTGTTGGCGGAGTGGCTGAAGGCCACGGAACAGGCACACCAACAGGCAATGCAGAGCCTTCTCCCAAACCAAGGTATGTGAGAAGACCAGCTACATCCTTTCCACTCAAATTGGTAAGCGTATTGTCCAGCGGTTGTTTACCTGCCAGCGCATTAAGCATTGTCGTGGCAAAGTTCGGATCATTCCCCAGTGCCGCCGCCAGTTCGTTCAGTGTATCCAGTGCAGCAGGTGCAGAACCCACCATTCCTGCAATCGCCGATTTCACAAAAGCCGTAGTGGCAATCTGTGTATTGTTGACCGACTGCGCCGCCGTGGGGGCTGTTGGCGTTCCGGTGAGTGCCGGACTCGACAACGGTGCTTTTAGTGCCAGCGCATTGTTAATGGTGGTACTGAAATTCGGATCATTGTTAATGGCTGCGGCTATTTCTTTCAGCGTGTCCAGCGTGGCTGGCGCACCATTAATAAGGGCCGTCAGTGCCGCCTGTACAAACGCAGTGGTCGCAACCTGCGTGGTATTATTCCCCGCCGCTGGCGTTGGCGCTTTGGGGGTTCCGGTAAATGTCGGGCTGGCTTTTGGCGCGTACTGTGAATGCGGGTCCGGTGCGGCAAGATGTTTTGCCATCTGATCATCCGCGTACACCTTCAGCTCCAGTGCCTTGTCATCCACATACTTGCGGGTTGCCAGCACTACAGCAGGGTCGATTTTCAGGGTGATATTGTCCGTGCTGCTGGTAATCAGCACCATGCGCACGGTCTGAGTGCGCCCGCTACCTTCAGCCAGTTGCGGCTTATAGCTTTCCGGGCAGTTGCCCACGGCAATCAATGCCCCGGACTCATCAAACAGACCCACTTCACGTATCCACCAACCGCCCTCGTTTTCAGGGATCACCTGTTCGGCAATAATCTGGCTGCTGTTCTGCGGGTCGATATAAAGCATATTCAGCGCAGCCCGGCGTTTCTCATTTACCAGTGCCGTCTGTTTTGCGTCCGGCGTTGGCAATACTCCACCGCCATCGCCCACCGCCATATGGGTAATTTTTAGCGGCACACCGAGCGCGGCGGCGCTGGCAAGTTTCGCCGCGCCAATATCCGTCAGCAGGGTATAAAATTTTGTGCTCATGGATTCACTCTCATTGTGTCAATAACATGGACCGCCCCGCCTTCATGCGCGGTGCCACCGGAAATAATCGTTTCGTTGATATACGGATAGATCGTGATTTCTTCGCCAAGATAGCTGGCGGCTCCCACCCAATGCGGGCCGCTGGTCTGCAGATTGATGGACATGCCGATCATGTGGCGGCTACATGGTTTGGCATCGCTTATCAGTCGCTCAAGTTCCAGATAGGTATCTTCAGTGATGCCCTGGTCCTGCACGCCGATATCCAGGCGAAACGTGCCCGGTGTTTCTCCGGTCTGCCACCACTCAATAATGCGGATCAGGAATCCGAACGGCTCCACCACCCGCCGCACGGCACTGGTGGTCCCTTTATGCTGATGAATATAAAAAGCATCCTTCACCACC